TTCCGTGGCGTGAGGGTGAGACGGAGCTTCAAAGCACAATCGACAGCGCCGCCGCCAGCATTGGCAAGGGCGCAACGATCATACCAGTAGAAGACAAGGCGGGCGACGGACCGGCCATGACTCGGCACCGTGGCATTGAAGCCGCAACGGACTCAGACGTGATCGTGATTGTTGACGCTCACATGACCTTTGACGGCGACGTGTTGCGGGCGATGGCGCGCGATGTGGCGCGGCGTCCTGGCCTACTGTGCGCGAAATGCTACCACAATCACGAATGTTCATGGGAGTGCGCGGCGACTTACTACGCCGGGGCGGATGTGCATTACATGGGCGAGGATCAGAACGGCAAGCAGGCGCTCTTGTGGAAGTGGAGCAAGGAGCAACAACCGGGGCCGCGCGCGTGCATCGGCGGGGCGTGTTACGTTTTCAGAAGATCGTGGTACTACGAAACCGGGCAATGCCTGAGCGCGCTACCGGCCTGGGGGTGCGACGAAGAGGCGCTTTCGATTACGGCGTGGCTTTCCGGCATACAGCCGCGCGTGTTCGACGGGCGAGTTGCGCACCGATACCGCGCAAAGACGCCGTGGGCCAGAGCGGCGCGGCCTATCCTAATGAGCCGCGCGGCCATGATTGCGGCGGTTGTGGCGGACGCTGGCGACCGGGCGGCGTTGTTGGCGTACCAGGGCGTGCAGCCGGTAGAGAGTGAGCAAGTCAAGCGGTGGCGTGCGGCGCTGTTGAAGCAGCCGCGAACGTGGGAACAATGGAAAGCAGAGGTTCCGATCATGCCGAAGGTGAAGCAACCGGGCGAGAACAAGCGAGCCGCGCCAGCGAGCCGCGCCAATTACGGGGCGACTGAGAACTTGCGCTTGTGCCCGAAGTGCCAGAGCGACAAGAGCGTTGTGACGAACACGCGGCAAGTAGGCCGGTTGACGATTAGATACCGCACCTGTTGCGAGTGCGGGCGCAAGCGGATGACGCGGCAGGAATCGGGAGTTTCGACCGCCGTATGATTCGTGCTACGTTGTAGCAAAAACGTGTTACACACCTATTGACAAGACGCGCGCCATGCTTTGAAATGGCGGCATGGCGAACAGAACCATTGCCGAACAGATCGCGATACTAGAGGCGCGGCGTGACGCGCTGGAAACCGCGTTGACATCCGCAACGTCCGGCCTTGCGTCGTTCTCGCAAGACGGAATGTCGGCCTCGTTTTCGACTCCCGACAAAATCAGCGCCGAGCTGACGCGCGTAGAAAAGTCATTGCAGCGGCTATACCGTGGCGGGCGTGGGTTCCAGATTGACCTTTCGCAGACATCCGCCACAGACGACACCGACACGATCAACGCCACATACACGGAGGTCAATGTATGACCGCGCGCCTCCGTACATCCGCAGCAATCGTCAAGGGCAACCGCTATTCGCTTGGGTATCAGGCGGTTGACGATACTACGCGCAGGCGCAACACGGTCAAGCGCACGTCGCCGGAAATCTCCGTACTGACACCGACAAAGCGTGACCGGGCAAGCGCAACGGCACGCGAGGACCGGCGCAACTTCTCAATACTGGCATGGATGATCCGTCGCCATCTTGACAACGTATCGCGGTTCACGCCGACATTCCGCCTGCCTGGTGACGCTCCTGAAATCAAAAAGGTCAACGAGCTTGTGAAGCGCCTGCTGGACTGGCACTCGCGCCGTCGCCAGTTTGACGCGCTGGGCCGTCATGGACGTGACGAATGGCTACGCATGTTTGAGGCGTGCAAGGTCATTGAGGGTGACGCGGCGGGCCTGAAGGTGAGCGGCGGGCGGTTGCAGGGCATCGAGGGCGACAGGATTAAGAAGCCCACCGACTGGGGTAAGGAAAAGCCCACACAAAAAGCACAAAACGCCATCACCGATGAGGGGTTGACGTTTGACGCGGCGGGGCGTCGAACTGGGTATTGCGTTTGTAAGCGCATCCCGCCGTCAGCCATGCAATACGAGCGCGTTGTGCCTGAGGCTGACATGGTATTTGACGGCTACTGGCCGGACCGATTCGACAGCAACCGAGGCGTGTCGCCATTGCTCACGGCGCTTAACGAAGGCGCTGACGTGCGGGAAACGTGGGAATGGCTGGTCGTCAAAGCAAAGGCAAGCGCGGTGTTTGGCCTGGCGTTCACGCGGACCGGCAGTGACGACATATTCCCGACGCAAGGCGAACCGAACACAAGCGCTCCGGCAAGCGAGACGGCGGCATACACGGATCAAGTCGGCAAGGCGGTCAAGGCGCGCGGATTGATTAACCTTGATCTTGACCCCGGCGACGATGTGAAGGAGATACAATCGAGCACTCCCAACCCGACCGTGATCCCGTTCACGCGGGAACTGATAAGGAGCATACTCCTTTCGCTCGACATTCCCTTCACCTTTTACGATTCGTTGACCGCCTCGTTTTCTGCCCGCATTGCAGACCGCAACGAATACGAAGAAAGTTGCGAGTGGAAGCGCGATAAGAACATCAGCGTCTTGGATGAGATATACGGCGGGTGGCTAATCCCGGCGTGGTACGGATCGGACCTGTTCGGGTTCGGACAGGCGCTTGACGCCGCAAAGGTGACTCCCGAAGAAGTTGCCATGTCGTTGCGCTGGGTTCCGGCTGGGCGTCCGTGGCTTGACCGTTCCAACGAAATGAGCGGGCACATTCTGGCGCTTGCGGCTGGTGTGACAAGTGTGCCGAAGATATGCGCAGCCTACGGTGAAGACGCTTACGAGATAGCCGCCGAACAGAAAGAGTATCTTGAAAAAGCTGGCATCCCGCTGCTGTACGCACAGGGCGGACAAGTGCCCGTCAACGACCTGTTGAAGCAGGCGCGGGAAGGCGCAATCGCAGACCAGAAACCAGCGCAACCGGCGCAGGAAGGAAAAGACGATGAATGAACGCAATTTCAGCGCGGTCCCGAAGGCTGCTTGCATGTTTGCAGGCGGGCAAGTCGAAATCGGAAGCAACGGGGCCGGAGCTAAGTCCGCGCCGATCAAGCTCAAAGCGCGGTCCGGTGACAGCATCGAGCACTGGTACTGGGGCAAGGTTGTTCACGACCTTACCGGGATGCGCGTCCACAAGCCGCGACTCACGATTGACTACGCGCACAACGACAACGAAGTGCTGGGATACCTCAATCACTTTGACGTGAGCGGCGGCGATCTCATGGCGAGCGGCGCGCTGACACCGTGGAGGGAAGACGACCGGGCAAGCGAAGTCATGTTCAAAATGGGCGAAGGCGTGCCCTACGAAGCGAGCATCTTTTTCGGCGGTGATGGTATCAAGATCGAAGAGGTTGGCGAGGGGATGATGCAGACCGTCAACGGGCGTGCGTTCGAGGGGCCTGGCATCATCATCCGTGAATGGCCGTTGCGCGGCGTGGCAATCTGTCCGTATGGAGCCGACGCAAATACCGAAGCAAGCGCAATGGCGCAAGGGGAAACCGTCGCCGTGGCAATGGTGACAAAGAACGAGGAACAGAACATGAGCACACAAGAGCAGACCGTGGAAGCTGAGGCCGTGGCAGAGGGCGTCAAGCCCGTTGAAGTCGCCGCCGTTGAAGCAGAGGCCGCGCCGGTAGCCGAGACGCCGGCTGTGAATCTCTCGGAGCAGGCAGACAAGGCCGTTGACCGCGTGGCCGTGCTGACTGCCGAACGTGACGCACTCGCGGTAGAACGTGACGCATTGAGCGCCAGCGCAACCGGGTTGACCGGAGAGCGCGATGCACTCAAGGCCGAACGTGACGCACTGGCCGGTAAGCTGACTCAGGCCGAAGCGGACTTGTCCGCGTTGAAGGCCGAACGTGACGACGCTTGCCGCAAACTCGCGGCCATTGAGGCGGGAAGTCCGCCCGTGTCTGCTGCGCCTGCACCGGAGAAGCCGGTTGAAAGCGCATGGAAGAAAGCTCAGAAAGCCGCCAATAGCAAGCGGTAAAACGTACAAAAGGAAAGGCTAAGATCATGGCTGACAATTACACGAACACCCTTGCCGGAATGCTGATGCTCAACGATCAGAACATGGCAGACATCTACCCGACGAACGTGCTTGACGACGCTCCGGTTGTGCGCGCGGC